ATAATTACCGGCTCCTGGGGTTGTAGATGGGGCATGTGACATTGTTTAAAACCTATTTATTATAGACTATATGGTTACCGCCAGAAGGGAAAGCCCTATTGCTGCCAGAGCCGAACTGGTTACCGTAATACCCGCGCAAATTATCTAATTGAGTTCGGGGTTTGGATCCAGTTGATGCTCCGGTAGTAGATGCTACCGACTGGGGATCATTTGCTTTAGAAGCTAAGTTATTAGCTCCACCAACATTATTATTAATAGCCTGGGGTTGTTGTTGTTGTATTGGGACATTATTTGGATCTGCTTGTCTATACATCTGGTCCATGATGGTACCAACATTAGAAGCTGTCAAATAAGATCCCATATCTGTTTGGATTTTATTATAGTTTGTATTACCAAATGCATCCTTCAGATTTAAACGGGGATTGGCCGTAGCGAATCTATCCATTTCTGCATGCAGGTTACTCCTAGTCTTGACTTCTTCATTTTTCGCATATTCTTCTTGGACAACTCTTCTTGTATTAAAGTTATTAGTTTCCGATATGAAGTTATTATATGCATTAAAAGAACTAGTTCCTGGAGTTCTACTTTCGTCAGCGTCGTAATCATCCTTTTGAATGAAATCATACAAATCTGGTGGTGAATTTTCTACAATTGGTTGTGGTTGTGGAGCCTGGGGTTGAGACTGGTTAAACATAGTCTGTTTATACATCTCTGCCATTTGCAAGTTTTGCTGTTCCATGAATTGCAATTTGGATTGGGTTTGCTTATGGTTATCAACTTCTTTATCATAGCTCCCTTGCCAACTTCTTTGCTCTTCTTGGGGTTGTACTACTCCTTGTTCTCCGATAGGTTGTTGCGATTGATCTACAGCCTGGATCTGATTGATGTTTTGCTGGTCAACCGGCATATTACCTTGTTGGAATTCTGGAGTATTGCCATAATTATCAGGTAATGCTTGATAACTGTGTTGTTGCTGGCCTTGTGGTTGAGCTTGTTCTTGTTGTGGTGGGATCGTAACCCCTTCTTGATTAGGTTGCTCTGGTTGCTGGCTACCTAATGCTTGCTCACCTTGTGCCATAGCGTTTGCAAATGCACCTTGACTCTCGCCTGCTGGAACACGTGGTTGCCCAAATGCTGCTGCGTTGTTGTTTGTTTCTGCTTGTCCCATAGGATCGTAACCCTACCTTTCTACTTCTTTATTATTTGTGCAAGATCGTAACCCTGCGGTAATTATTTCTTTTTATCATTATCTATTAAAATATCTAGCTTTGTTTCTACTACTGCCATTTGCTTTGTTAATCCTACGATAGATATAGCCATCCAGCCTAATAATCCAGCTACGGCTAATATTGTCAAACCATCACGAATCCATTTTAACACAATCTCTATATCACTCCCTTGACTTAGAGTCGGATCTTGATTTGGCTTTTTGTTTTTCTGCATCTACTTCTACGTCCCTTATAATATCTTTGAACTTGTTTGATGCCTTATCAACTTCTTGTCGTCTCTGTAGAGATTGAGCCTGCTCAGTAACATGCTGTAGTTGCTGCTGGAGACCTGCATTTTGTTCTTGAGACTGTTGTAATTGTTGCTGGAGTTGCGCGACCGCGTCTAGGGTTTCACTAATTCTTCGTTTATCAGCGTCAGATAACCCTGGCATCCTTTTAATAACTTCACCTATTAAGGCAGGATTCAATTGCGATAACTGCATCATTAAATCGAGTTCTGCCACATCCTGTGAAGGCATAGTAGATCCTGCTCTAATACGATATGAAGCTTTAACACTAGTTGTTGTCTTTAAAGAATTGAATGCATCTAATGTACCTGTGAATTCTACAGGATTAAAAAATCTTACTGAAGGATCCCCATGGGGGCCAACGATATGGAACATCTTCTCACTATCATAAAACTTAGGTATCCATTCAAGCAGAACATTATTTAAGCTAGTTAATGCACTTTCCATATACGTCAAAGGAACTCTAAGTAAATCTGTTGCCCATTGTCCTAGGGCCATCGTAGCATTAAAAGTATGGGGGGCTGCACTAGCGTCTCCTGTACGAAGTTGTAATTGCTGTACTTCACTCATAATCTGTCCTTCTAGATACTGTTGCATAGTAAACCATGCTTGATTTAACGGTTCTGGCCTTAATACTTCTAAGGGGAATAATCCGTTAATATCTCTCTTCATATCTATGACAGATCCAGGTATAGCTGCAGTATTTTTCAACTCTTCCAATGTCTCATCAGTCATCTTTTCCGTGTCTGCAATAAATCTTGTATTGGAACCTAGTGCAGCATTAAGAAAAGTTAACCGTAAAGACGTATTAAGGAGTTCTTGCGGAGCTACTAAATTATCTACCTCACCAATTGGATAACCGTTTTTAAGATCTTGTCCAATAATAGGCTTTAATGGGTAGTCAGAGATAGGTAATATCGTACTTCTACCTATTTGCTTTACTCCAGATAGCGTTTTAGTAAACTTTATCCTTGGAATAGGCACTTCTTTTATTTCAAATCTAAAGAATTCAGGGTCTTGTTGTAGTAATGCTTGAGCTTCTTCTTCTGTTCTAGCAAATTGAAGTATATCTTCTGGAGTTATGGCCCCCTTCTTAAGAAATATCTTCTCACTCTCACTAGGTTCTTCCCCTTCATCCAACACTCTCATAACCTGGCCGGTAGCTGGTTGAATAATAACAGGTATCTTTCTAATTATCTTCTCATAACTATCAAGAACACGGATAAAATCCCTTCTTTCCCCAGTTATAGAAGTTAATTGCGGAGTACCATATTCAGCTATATTCCCTTGGTCATTTGTAGCATCCCAGTATATCTCATCATTCTCACGAAGGAATTGATCGTTCTTTTTTATAGTAGGATTCATAGCATAGAAATCTTCAGGCTTCACTAGCTTGCTATGGATAATCATTGAAGTATCTGAATAGTCCCAATTAGATGCTGCTGGATCCATATAGATCTCATTATAGGGAATAAACTTGTACTTCAATTCACCACGTCCATAATCAGCAATATTATCAGGGAATATCCCCATCCAGCCAATACCAACTTCATGTTGATCATTAACCGCCCTAGCTAATTGTATTTGACCGTCGCTATTATACCATATATAATCAATAAATTCATTGATTAGAGTAGCCATACCTTCATCTTCTTCATGGAAACCTAGTATTTTACCCACAGGCTTATTGGCAACTTGTAAAGCAACCCTCATCCTTAATACTTGACGAATCTTATTGATGTGGATATCAACTTCACCACGACTATCAATCTCATCTTTCTTTTGACGATGGGTTTGAAAACCAGCAGCCATCTTCCGCATCTTGTCTCTCTCTTGTCTATATGCTATTGAGATATCTCTAAGATCTTGATATCTCTCCCACATATCTAAAGCGACTTTACTAGGTCCAGCCATTTATTAAATCCTTAAACTATTAATCGTTGATGGTGCCCAATTCCTGAAATCATTACTTTTCCTAGGCTTTTTATGGGCATACTTAGAGTACCCAGCCTTTTCTCTAATGTTATTTTCCTTAGTAGTCAAACTACTCTTGGTATTGGTCTCTGTAAATCTTATACCAAACTCAACGGCATCTAAAAGGTTTGGATTATCTATATGCTGGAAGGTATCCATCTCTTCTTTAATATGGGTACAAGTAGAAGCTATCGATAGAGATCCTAATCTACACAATGATTGCAGATTATTCCATATTCTCATCTTCTTATTCGGTGGTTGATATTTTGGGAAAATTTCATTTAATGGGTTTTTAGCTATAAAGAAGTCAGAAGAAGCTTTCATCTCATATATGGTTTGTAGTATTTGCTGGCCAGAGATAGCTTCAATAACAAATCCCGTTAAGTAGTACTTTCTATGGTACTCAAATAACCTATCAATAACTGCTGCGGGATCATCCCAATTCTTTTCTTCTTCTAATATCCATACCATATTATGGTAATAGTTATCGCCTGTTAGCCCATTTCGTTTCAGCACCCGCCCTTTAGCAAAAACCACTAGAGCCCTTGGATCATGGAGACTTTCATCTCTACCAAAAGCAGGGTCAATACTAACGTATATGTTAACTGGGACTGGATCAGGATAGTCTTCAAATATTAATACATTTGTGCCAGCATGACGCTCATAGATACCCTTGTGGATACTATAACCCTTAATGTTTTTATCCTTTGCTTCGGATATAACATTCATCCATTCACAGTCCCACTCCTCCCTACGCCCATCAGCAATTAAATCAGACCTAAGTTTTTGGAGCTTTTTC